GATCAGCGCGAGCATGTGATGGTCCGCCATTTCCTCGACCGCGCCATCCCGCTTGCGTCTCCGAACCGAAAGCCGCGCTTCGGGCAGCGCGCGCTGCACCCAGCGGATCGGCGCTGTGACGACCGAGCTGTCCAGCCCGTCGCCGATCGCGCGCCGATAGTCGAAGCGGGTGCGCCGCAGCAATCCGCTAAAGACTGACGGCCGCGCCGCATGGCGCATAGCCGCCAGCGCCTTGGCAAATGGCGCGACAATCATCTTGGTCAGCGGGTTCATGCCGGTATCCAGTTCTGGTCAAGTTCGCTTTTGTGAGTTGCGCCGGGTAGGTCGGATAGGGGACGCCAAGGCGCTTCATTGCTTTCCCCTGCGGCCTGCACCGCAAGCGCCAGCGCCCAGAACCGGTCGCTGTGGCCATCGGGCGTGCGCTCGGCGGTGAAGCGGATATTGCCAGCAACGGTGGTCTGCTTCGTAACTGCGCGAAGATCCGCGCGGATATGCTTGTCGTGCGGAATGCGCAGCTGCCGGTCTTCCATCTTGCCGCGAAGCGGGTATGCCAGTTGCTCCTTTACCCGCGCGGTAAAAGTGACCCCTTCGACCGAATATTTGCCGAACCTGGCCTGGGCATCGTCCGTCCAGCCAATGCCGAGACCGGTTGCGTCAATGCATATGCGCCCGCCACTTGCCTTGATCGTCTCGAACCACGGCCACAGGATTTTCTCCTGATCGCCCTTGGTCATATTCTTCAGCGCTTCAATATGCCGCGTGTAGAGTACATCGCCGAGCAGCTCGACCACCCACAATACGGTCAGATCGTGCTTGCGGCCGATATCGACCCCCGCGAACAGTGTTCCTCCCTGCGACTGCGTCCAGTCTGTCCCGGCCGGATACTCGGCAGAGGCGATTAGATCATATTCCAGGAACGCCGCATCATCATCAGCGGGTTGGCACATATACTCCTGGAGGAAGCTCTCTTCATCGGCGCAGCCCGACTTCACAAAGTCGAAATAGGCCGCCTCATCCATATCCTGCTGTTCTGCGTCATCGGGTAGGCTCTTCTGAAGCTTGTAGAGAAAACCCTGATCGAGCGCGTTCTGCAGAGTGACCGTATGCAGGCTGATCTTCTTTGGATTGCCGCCTTCCTTGATCTCGCGCACTAGCTGGTTGAAGAAATTGTGGCTGCCGCGATGCGTGCTGATCACCTCCATGTTTCCGCCCCAGGTGATGCCCGGATAGGCAATCGACCAGAGCTTGCGTGGATCGGGGTGGAGCGCAAACTCGTCCAGGATGCGCCCGCCGCGTTTGCCCGCCTGTGCATCGGGGTTGGAACTCATGGAATTGATGCGCTTGCCCGTGGCGAAGCTCAGCACATATGCGGTTTGGCGGGTCGCGTCGTCGATGATCTGCTCGCCCAGGTCTCGGGCGGCCATGTCCAGCACGCCGGTGAATAGCTTGCAGTCCTCAAGGAACAGACGCGCCTGAATATCATCGCGGCTACTGACCCACTGGTCGTGCCGCGCGCCCTGCCGCCCGGTACGCGCGACCCCGGCATAGGCGGTCGACCAGCTGATGCCGATCTGCCGGCCTTTTTCCATCAGCTTCAGACGCTGTTCGTCGGCGATCCATGCGCCTTGATAAGGCAGAAATATCGCATCTGGATTGTCCGGAATGACAAGGGCTTTACCCATCAACCGACCCCCAGCGCCCGGTTGATCTCGGCCAGCGTTTCCTTTGAAACGCCGGACTTCGCGCCGACCTTTGCGACCGCGTCGGCGGCATTTTTCATCCGCTGTTCAACTTCCTCTTCCAGCTTGCGCCGTGCATCAGCGGAACCCTTCTGCGCGCTGACGGCCGACGACAGCGCCCGTGACAGCTCCATAATCCCTTTCGTGCTGACATTGTCGCCTTCCAGCTGCTGGAACATGGCGAGCTTCAGCATCTCGGCGACCGCAACGGTTACCTGGTCCGGACCTTCGGTGCCCAGCGTATCAACAAGCTCGGCTGACATGCGCCGGACTTCATCCAGCTTGCGGAACTGGATTGCCTTGCGCACCGCATAGCGGTTCCAGGAGGATTTCGATATCGACCCGATCCCGCGATCGGCAAGGCGCGCATTGAATTCGTCCAGGATTGCATTCTGGGGTTGGCTGCGTTCGCGCAGCTGCTCCAGCGCCCAGACAACATCCGGCTCCGCCTCGTCGGGCAGCATGTCGATCGACGACAGCCGTCCTCGTCCCTCCCGCCTTGTCACAGGTCGGCGTCCGCCGGCCGGGTGACACCCGACAGGATCAAACGTTCTTCCAGGTGATCACGGCCTATGCGCGTGATCAGGGCGATCAGCACGGATCCGGCTTCGGTTAGTTCAACCGCGCCAAGCGCTTCCAGCTTGCGCAGCTGCGTGGTGATCCAGTCACGATCGCGCGCGATGCCATATAGATCGAGCACCTTGCGGATCAGCAGGTCCGACAGCCGGCCATTGGTTTGTCCGGCCAGTTCTTTCAGGATCATCAGCCTGGCATCGGCGGCGAGCGCTTCGGCAAGATCACTCTTCATGCTCATCATTGCATCCCCTTGGGCACGATCACGTCGTAGAGGCGGTCAACCTGCCGCGCGATCAATTTGACATCGCTGGCCGTTGCGGAAAGCTGTGTAGCCATGCTGTTCTGCTTTTCCCGGATATTGGGCAGCTCGGAAACGATCTGCTCAATTTGCTTCACACGCCCGTCCATCGCAGCAATCTCCTTTTCGACTTCGCCGAACCTGCCGCTGACCGTCCGCTCGAGCGATCCAACGCGGCGGCCCAGCTTGCCTGTGCTTTCAGGGTTTGCCTGCCCCATGCGCCGCATCAGAACCCCGAAACCGATCAGTATCAGCAACGAGATGGCCAGTTCCGACCAGGTCATATACTCGTTCATTTTTCGCCCCTTTTGCTTATGCGGTCCAATAAGCCTGTTGCGGCTCCAAAAATTCGCCGGATCAAATTCAGCGATTCCTCACCCATCAGCTCGACAGCGGCGAAACCGGCAAAGCCAAGGCCGCAGGACAAAAGCGAGGTCAGGATCAATCGCGGCTGCGAGTCTACGACCCAGGCGAAAGCAACCATGATCAGGATCGCGGTGACGGCCAGTTCCTTGCCTTTCGACAGCGGCGGCTCTTTTTTAGGGGTGAGTTGACGACCGAGCAAAATGCCCGCCAGCGCAAAAACCAGCGTCACGACGGGCAGCTGCGCGCCGCCAATATCGATCATGACGATATTGCCAAAATGCCGCGGCAGATCGGCGCCTGCCGTGGCCATCATCACCGACCCTGAAAAGGCGAGCGGTACCAGCGGGTGAAGGACAAGCGGAGCGGCCATCAACCGCCCGCTCCCAAAGCCAGCGGACATTCTCTGCGCCAGATATTCCAGCATGGATTTGCTGGCCTTGATCGCTGCATCTACTGGCAGGAACGGTGAAGCGGGAATCGCCAGGCTCAGCTCAGCCGGGCAGACCGTGATGATCTCGGTTTTCGTTTCGATTACCGGGTCCGGCTCGATTCCTGGACGATCATCCGCCGATGTTGCGCAGGCAGTCAGCATCACAGTCAACAAGACCGTCATCGCCAACGGGAGCCGCTTGGATAGCTCTGGTCGCATCGGATTTCCTTTTTTGAACATTGGCACCGCGGATCTCGGCGCGCTCGACCGCCGCATCCATTTTGGCTCGCAGCGCCTCCATGGCGCGCTTGGCATTGGCAGCATCGTTTCGGGCGGCATCGCGCTCGGCATGCAGCTGCTTGACCTCACTGGAGCAGGCGGTGCGGATGCCGTACAGACCGGTCGATGGCAGCTTGCCTTCCGCAGTCAGCGCCGTATCGCAGGCCTCGGCCTGTCGCCGCGCCTCGATCGCGGATTTCACTTCCGGCATGCAGTGATCCAGATCCCCGGTCAGCTTGAACGCGACCGCTGCGCAATCGCGGGCATTATCGGCAATTTCCTTCTGGGCAAAGCGGTCCCTGGCCAGCCAGGCCACGGAAAGCAGCGCGACCAGACCGATCAGACCGCCACCGATTTTCAGATAGGACAGCATCAATATTTCCCCAGTCTGTTGGCTCGGCTGATCCAGCCATTCAGGAATCGTTTCTGCGATGGATTACGGCGAACAATCTCGCGGTAACGCATTTTCACCTGCTCGCGATATCGCTTGAGCACCGTATCGATGCCCTCACGCGCGATCGTCGCCTCCAGCACGGCGCGGGTCAGTGGACCGATCTTCCCGTCGACAGCTATCTTCGATGGATTGAGCGCATTGATCGCCTTTTGCAGCATGGTTTTTGCGGCATGGCCGCCGCCATTGATTGCCTGGTCAAACAGCGCCTCGCCAAGCGGCTTGCGCAGGGAATCGCAGTCGTAAGCTTGCCAGAAATGTTTGTGGTAGAGATAGACTGCATCGCCTTTTGTCAGCAGTCGGATATCGGCGCCATCGATGTCGCCGTCCATATCGAGATCAAAATCGGCAAAGCCATCGCAGTCCCCATCAATTGCGCCAGCGGCAACCAGGAAGCGCAGCGAAATGCCCATGGAGGTTTCACCGCCGCTATCCAGCGGATCATTGACATGGCCGCCTTCGATACCAAGAACGTCCCGGACCGCGTCAACAAAGCGCTGGCTATAGCCTTCGACTAGGATTTCGGATATCGGTTGCTGCTCGGTCATGGCAGCGATCTATGGGCAAGCTATGGCCCACTCGCGCCCCGGACAACGGTCCGGGATGCGCTTAAAACATGGTCAGTTGATCATCATCGCGCAGATTGGCCTTGCGGCGGCGGACTTGCCGCGTGGTGTATCCGGTGGAAAGCGCGATGTCACGTTCTGATCGTCCCGCCAAAATCATCCGGTCCACAATTGCCCGCTTTTTTGCCATATCCGCGACATTTCCGGTTGGCCCCAGGGGCATATCAACACGGCGCGGGCCAACGCCAGCGGTCAGCTGATCACAGACGCGGTAGGCGGCATCCTTGCCGATCAACCGGCATATCCAGTGATCGTCGGCGGGTACGGGCGGGAAATAAACCTGCGTCCCGCCGCGCGCCTGCGCGATCGCGATCGCGGCATTCTCGCCCGCTACATCGGCGATTTCGGAAAGAACGCCAGGCAAACGCATCAGCGACGCCGCCGACGCAGAGCGTGGGCATCATGACCGGGCGAGCGTCGCTGCAAGACGGTCGTCACCACCTGATTGCGAACAACATAGGTCAATCCATCGACAACGATCAGATATTCGGTCGCGGAAATTTCTGCGGCCGCCGCGCCTGCGCAGGCCAGCTTCTCTGAAAGTGCCGCGCGCAAAATCTCCAAAGCAGCGCCATCGGCCCGTTCGATGAACCGCAAAAGCGCATGGTTGGAGATCGCGGGTACAGTCATCGGTTCAGACGAGCCGGCCGATCATCAGACCCAGAATGAACGCGACGCCGGTGCCGAAAAGAAACAGCTGCCAGCGGCGGCGGTGAGCGTCGGCATGGAAATCGTTCACGACCGGCAGCGAGTTGAATTCCAGCGACTCCGGCTTCGAAGAAAACTGCTTTTGTGTGCGTTTCATCATCACTTGCTCTCCCTCAATTTGTTGCCCAGCGCCTTGGCCAGCAACGAAAGTTCTTCAACGGTTGGAATGGTGGACAGGGTCTGGCCGGACAGCCGGAATGCGGTCTGATCCAGCGTCCAGTCATGCGGGCACAGGCCCTTGGCCTCCAGCTTGGCCCGGATCGCCTCACACAGGCACCGCTGCAGGATATGAACCTGATGGTCCGCTCTCGCCTTGCTCGCTTCCTGCGACCAGCCGTGGCGCTCTGCGATCGCTTTCAGCGCCTCGATCAGCTTGTATCCCTGTCCCTGATCGGCCCATTGCAGTTTCTTCACGCCAAGCTGGCGCTTTGCGAAGGCTTCCAGCGCGTTTTCAGAGGGGTTTTTGACGGCGTTCAGATGGTAGAGCGAGATCCACAGCGCGCGCGCCTTGCGAGCGACGGGATGGTCTGCCTGGCGGAAGACCTTGGTCGGCTTGAAGCCCTTGCTCTTCAGCGCGCCGATGAGCCGCTCCAACTGCGCATCGGTGCAGGTGGTCAGGCTGATCTGGCCAGTGGTGTCGAGCATCAGCTGGCGATAATCGTCTTCTACCATATTCAGCTGCTTGCGCGCGACATGGATCTTGCCAATCATCGAATTGCGGGCTTGCTTCGACCGGTCAAAGGTCGCGGCCCGTGCGGGCGCGTTCATGACCGGCTCCGGAAATGGTCAAGCACCGCTTCGGACAGTTCGTAAAAGTCCCGGTCTTTCATGCGCAGCACGATCGCCATGTGCAATGAATGGCTGATCGTCGAATGATCCTTGCCGCCCAGCCGCAGACCGATTTCGGTATAAGACATTTCTGGCCGCAATTTGTGGACACAAAAGGCGGTCAGGTGCTTGAAGCGACCGATTTTCGGGCTGGTCGATCGACCGAATAGATCGGTGGCGGGAATGCCGCAGCGGCGCGCGACGTGGCCAGCGACATCGGTGGCCAACACACGGACGCGCGGGACCTCTGCGCCAAGCCGAAAGGGCGGTACCGGAGCGGCGTGGCGATAGGAAAATGTGATTTTTGCAGGTTGATACATGATGATCTCCTTCAGGCAGCGATGGGGCGAGTGGACAATTGGTTCCAGGCGGCGGTCACATGGGCGAGGCTCAGTTCTGCGCTCTGCGACTCCGCGATCATCTTGGCGAGCTCGA